GCATCAGCAACTGCAACATAACTATTAGTATTTAGAACTAAAGCCATTAGTCCCTCCTAAATTATTATGAGTGGAAGATTGGCAAGATGCCCAAATTCAGTGCCTTCATTTTACGACCCCAAGAAGCAGCAGCAGCATAAGTTGCGTTTGTTGCAAAGGCGTTTGTTGCGCCTGACCAGTCATAACCCATTGGGTGCATAATAAAGCCATAACGATACCAAATGTTAGTTGAACCACCACCAGTGTAAGAAGCCGCATCACGGTCTACTTCAACAGGAGTTGGAACACTTACGGGTGCGTAAGTTACTGAAGCTGGTTTAATCAAGAAAGAACATTTAGTTGATTGAGCGTTCAAGTCACCTGAAGCAGCACCAGAAATCATTTGGTTTGCACGAGTCATTACCAAACGGAATTTTCCACCGAATACGGTTTGGAATTCAAGGTTGCCATCTTGTACACGAGTTTCGTCTACTAGGTTAGCCGCACGCATTTCTGCCATAACTTCTGGTGAAGTTACAAGATACATAAAGTCTGGTTCATAGTCTTTGAAACCCATACCTAATGCTTTAAACAAACGCTCACCACGGGCAGCGCCTGTAGCAGTAGAGTCAAACAATGGACGAGCATCTGAAGAACCTGTTGCAGCTGCACCAAATTCACCAAGAGCGTTAACGTCTACAAAGTGACCAGTTGCAGCAGCATCTCCATCTGTATCAAATGCAGTGTAACCACCGTTACCTGAACCACCTAGATCACCAAGAGTAACTTCGCTTAGTGCTACACCTTTAAGGCAAGACAACAAAGAATTACCTTCATCGTCACCACGTACTTGTGCAAAGTCACGAGCAATTTTAGCAAGACCATCTTGCTTTGAAATTACTTCTTGCAAGTTAACTTGTTGCGCACCAAATGTACGAACAGTCTTGATGTAATCTGAGATATCAGTTGTGATATCGGTGTATGTACCATCTGTTGCAGAAGACAAAGAAGCAACGTTAATGTTTGCTGCAAGTGGTTGATACCAACGGAATTGACCTGTAAAAGATTCGCCGTTAGCGTTAATGTCATCACGTTGTCCTACAATACCTGATGAGTTTAGTTTCTTTTCAGTAGTGTAAGCTTCATCTGCATAAGCAGAAATAGCCAATGCTACATTTTGAAAGTCTGTATTTGTAATAGCCATCTTATATTTCCTTGTATATAACTATTTATATTTAATAATTGAAACTACCTAGTTGTCCTTTTGCAGCAAGATTTAATACTTCCTGTGTTGACATTTCACTAAGTGCTTTCTTTTCATTAGTATTAGAAACACCTGCTGGTGTTGCTGTTCCTGCTCCTGAGTTAGCTTTAACTCGAAACAAGAAAGAGTTATCTTCATTACTTGAGTAAGAGGTAATAAAGTCTTGAATAGTAGTGCCTGAGTTATGAACCCAACTACCGTTTTCATTCTGAACAAGTTGCTCAACAATATCACGGTAAGCTAGTTGACGACTACGATCATTTCGGAAATCTAAACCACTAAGCAATGAGTTAACAACGCTATCTCGATTTAACTTAGTATTCTCTTCTTCGTAGACTTTTAGTTTAGCTTCAAGATCAGCAATTTTCATTTCTGATAACTCTTGAAGTTTTCCTTCTTCTTCTAGCCGCTTCATCGTTTCTTGTTTTTGTTGTTGTTCGATTTCAGCAGCTTTCTTAAGAGCTTCGTCTCGCTCTTTAGCCATGCGGTCAACATTAGACTTCATTTTAGCAAGCCTATTGGCAACCTCTTGTTCAATTGGATCAACACTGTCAGATGTTTCCTCTTGAACAGTTTCTTGTTCATTAGTCTCATTGGACTCTTTTTCAGTTACTTCTTCTTCAATTACTGTATTTTCTTCACTCATAATATTTTCCTTTCAAGCACAGCTTGAGGTTAATGTTTAATTTCGATTCACAGAATCTAAAAAGGCATAGGCTATTACAAATAACTATGGCCCGATACCATACCAGTCTTGTCCGTCTTTAAGCGGGGCTAGTATGTCTTTTCTTGTTATTTTATTAGGAGGGTCAATAAGACCCTGATCTTTAGCTTCTTTAAGAAGCCTTTGGTAAGTTCTATAAGACATTCCTTGTCTGCGCATTTCTCTAAGGGTTTTTCTTATAGTATCGCCTTCTAGGGCATCTGCATAGATGGTCCTTAAAGCATCTTTTGCACGTTTTGCTTCCCCTATATTAGTAAAGAAAGCATCGTGAATTGTTCCACTGTCTACGTTATTTTTACGCGCCCATAAATGAAAGCGCCTAACTATAACAGCATCGTTACTGTGGTTTCCATTAACACCTAACCCAATTCTAGCATCATTAAGAGAGCCTTTACCTAAAAGCTTTCCGTCTTCAGCGCTAGATTCGTATATGTTAGATATTTTTCTGTTTGTAACCGGATCTCTAAATTCAATACGCTCTTGAATTTTAGGGCGGTATCTTTGTGTCATTATCTTGCCATCAAATGTAACCCATGGAATATCAACCTTTTGAGTTTCTTCAACGTAAGCTTTAGCAACTTGTTTCCAATAGTTAATAAAGTTATCAGTAACAGGCGCTCTATCAGCAAGATTTTTAGACATAATTCTAGATATTTCTGAGAACTCTTTTGGTCCAATAATGCCTCTACGAGCATTAGTAAGCTTGTTAACAAAATCACCAACATCAGGGTGTATGTCTTGAGCTTGTTTTAATAAGGTACGACCAACAGGTTCGTTTTTATTAATCAACTCTACAAGTTCACTTCTAAAACTTTTAAGTTCTTCTATTGTACCTGTAGCACCTAGTCGTTCAGCTACTTTAATTTTACCGTCAACAACTCTAAGATTAGCACCTAAATTATCTTTAGTAACTGTTATGAAACCTTTTTCGTCAAGTACTTTAGACAGTTTATTAGCCACGTTAGCGGTTTTCGTAGCAGCTCCAGCACCATAAAATGATACCATGTTTTGAGCTTTGGCTGCTTTAGCAAGATCTTCCCATGTAAGATTAGCATCTCTGAGTGCAGGTATTTTAAGAAATTCTGGGTCATTAACTGTATCCATTGCAACTAAGTCATAAAGACGATTTTTTTGAGTTGTAGCTAAAACATTTGAAGCTTGAGATACTGCTCGGTCTCCTGTAGAAAGCCCAATAATTTGAGCTCCACTAGATGAGGCATCGTTTTCAATCATAAGTTTTGTTTTATAGCTAGTTATAGGTTTACCTTGTTTAAGGTGTTTATCAATACGAGCATATTCAATCGCCATCCTGCCCATTTTAGGTACTTCTGGACCTTCTAGTCCTCGTATTAATGGATGTTCAAGGAACTCTCTAAGACGCCTGTCTCTTTGAGTTTTAGACATCATAATATTACCTAGTTCAATAATCTTAGCTTCATTACGATTAAATATAGCATTACGACCTGCTTGAGTAAGCGCTTCAGTTCCTGGACCTATTAAGGCTCCTATTTGAATTCTAAGCTCATCTAAAGCTTCATTACTCATGTTAACAGCTTTTCCTGAATTAAGGAAAGGTCTAACTAGCTCACCGCCCGTAGGTGTAAGATATCCTCTGTGATATACTCGCCCCCTAGAATCAATAAATGCTTGAGTCCTAAAGTTTTTCCCTCTTTGAGCATGATATTTAGCAGTAGACATAAATCCATAACCTTGTTCTCCTCGATTTAAAATTTCATGACGAAACTCATTAATACTGTCATAGTATTTAGATCGTCCTCTAGGATCCCTGAATCTAGCAATATCGTCCATAAACCCGAAGAACTCGTTATCAACTCCATATTCAACCTCCATTACGTGATTAAGCATTTGAGCCATTTCACGATCAATTTGTTTAGGATCATAATCTGGAAATTTATCTCTAGAAATTAAAGGTATTCCTGTATCATTACCTCTAGCGTCTACATAAGTTTTTTTATTTGCTTTTACATAAAGCCTATCTCTGTTATAAACAGTTCCAAGCCTTCTAGCAATAGTTACTTTACGTTCTGCTTCTTGAAGTTTAAGTAATGTTTTATCTACAACAATTACTTCTCTAGAAATACTATCAGCCCAACCACCAGACGCTCTACCTGTATCTAAATCTAAAACACCTCTACGAGTTTTACCTCTAAATTGGACTTTAATAAGACCTTGGTCTACCATAAAGTCAAGTATTTTAGATCCTTCTTTATGAAAGTCTTGAAGAGTATGTTTAGTAAAGGGTATGACATTTTCAAAGTCTTTAGAAAATCTTTTTCCTATATTAATAGCTAAAGTATCATAATCGGTAGATTGTCCTGACGCTACTAACTTAGCAATATTAGTTAAACTATCTAAAGCTTTTTCATCAAACAACTTAGAAGTAGGTTTTTTATTTATAATTAAAAACTCAGCATCTAAAAGCCTACGTATAGTTTCTCTGTTACGAGCAGCTAACTTAGTAATTAAAGAATCAGAAGGTTCAGTTGCTAGTTTTTGTAGTTTTAAAAGTTTGTCAAAACCAGAATCTTTTTTTAATTGTTTAATAAGTCTTTTTTTAGTAGGATACTTATCAGTAAACTTTTTAAAATAAACTCTTAGAGGTGCTCGACCTTTAAAAAACATTTTAGTAGCTAACTTTTTACCTTCAGTTCTGCGCCATGCATCAATAAATCTTTGATCTTTTAATTGGCTGTCAATTAAATTTTCAAAAGTATAATACTTCCCCATAATTTGAACTTGAGGTTTGTCTTGAGATAAATAACTAACAAACATTTCAGAACGCTTACGGGATCGTGTATCTAACAGCCTAGAAACGTTTTGTACAGCAAATCTATTTTCTGCCCTTAACACTGCAGCAACATCATTCCAAGGTTTTTTATCTTTTGCATAACGTTCAAATACAACTCTTAAGTTTTCAATTACAACAGTTTGTTGATTAACTGAAATCTTATCGTCTAATCCTGCTGCAATGCTTTCAATAAAATCTTTTTCATCTTGTTTGAGAAGCTTAGAGTTACGCATAAAATCAATACGTTCTTGATACAAATTAAAGTCAGGATCATAAATGTTATTATTTTTAATTTCACCTGTTAGTGGATCAGCACTAAAATTACGTTCATCAAACTCATTACCCACCCTACGCCTAGAAGCAGTTTTACCTGCAAGGCTAGTACCTTTATAGTCTGTTAAAGACATGGTTTTAGAATAGTCATCAGCATCAAGTAAAAACATTTGCCTTACTAAAGCTTTTTGTTCTGGTGAACGTATCATAGAACTAGGGCGTTTAGCTTGAATATCTACTGCTTGCTCTCTAAGCTTTTGCTTAGGTGCAAAAATAGCAGTAGCATTAGTAGCTTTATTTCTTAAAGCTTGAATAGACAGTGCTTTACCTTTAGGTGTAACATATTGCTCCGCTTTTAATTTGCCTTGCCTAAATAAATTAGCTTGATCCATGCCCCCAAGAAGTTTAGATTGGATATCAAACGCTTGGCGTTTTAACCATGCCCCGTAGGATTCTACTTTAGGTGCAACACCTGAAAGCGATTCTTCTTTCTTTTTTGCAAGGTTTGTTTTATTAAGCCTACTTGTAGTTTCTTTCTGAAGTTCTTCTTTAGACTTTAAGACAGGCACCAAAGAACTACGGCAATTCCAATGCAAAGGAGGAGTAAAGCGTCTATCGCTAACATCGTAAATCTTTCCATTATGATAAGAACAAATAGGACTAGTACGACTATCAAGCACAGCAGTAAAAACATAGCCTTTTACTACATGAGAGTTTGCTTCTACAACTTTGTTTAAGGCTGCAGTTTGAGTGCTTGTTATAGAGGTTCTAGTTAAAGTTCTAGCTTGATGCTCCGTAAGCTTAGTAGTTTTAAGAACGTTATTAATAATATCTTTAGGAGATTCACCTTTAGCAAGACCTGCTTTGACTTTAGATTGTATTCTAACGAGTTCACCTGCAGAAATGTTTTTAACATTTTGAGTAACTGTTTTAACACCTTTAATATTTTGTCCAGTTATTTCGGCAAGTAATTCTTTACTACGTGGCTTTGATACCTTATAGAATTTATTAAGTTCTTTGTTTAGATTGTCCGAATGAAAGTCCAGTTGAGACGTTGAAAATTCTTTTAAAGAGCTAGTCTGATGAGTTAACATTTCTCGACCAAAACGATTTATTTCAGGAGTAACATCATTAGTTAATCTCTCTGACAATATATCTCTAAGTCTTTTTCTATGCCTACGCATAATACGTTTATTTTGTAACTGAACACCTTCTTCGTATAATCTTACGTCAGTCATGTGATCGACAATACGATCATAAAGTTTTAAATTGATATCCATCTAGTACTCCATTGAGTAGTAAAATGTTATTCCTCAATATCTATCTGAGGATCAGCGCTATTTTGTACTGCTAGCGGATCAGTTTGTATTTCTTCAATTGCTTCTTCGTCACTATAATCAGCAGGTAAAAAGTCATTGTACTTAGCGATGTTAATCCAAGTTGAACGACTAATGATTCCTGACTGATACCATTCAGAGACAAGACGCATAGCACCTTCGCCACCTACAATTGGGGAGAAGTCACTAGACATTTGGAATTCAAGGTCATCGCCTGTATAATCTGTGTTATAATACCAGTTAAGCATAAAGGCCATTACTTCACGAATAGTACCTGATACTTTAGCGTTAAGTGTGCCTAGCTGTGCTGTTTGAGAAGCATTACGGATTTCTAGTGCTACACCCGAAGCTGCTTGCTCTGGTGAGAGCATTCGAATACCCATCTTAGCCATTTCTTCTACTGTACCTTGAATAGCTTTTTCCATGTCAGCTAAAGCCGAAGTAGGCGTTTCAAGAACAGTAATAGATTCGTCTTTACGAACTCTAAGCCAAGTACCTAACCCTGCGTTTACGATGTCGTCAAATTCCTCGTCTGTCATATCTGATTGTACGACAGGGGTATAAGTAGCAGCACCGTAAAGCAAATGGTTTCGTCTCGATACTTTGTTATAGAGAGAAACTTCACGATCAACTAGCGGCATAAGAACAGGTTCAACTGGTTCATACTGACCATTAAGAGGCCAAGCAGGAATACGCATTAAACGTTCACCAAACATAGTTGGATAAACTGTATTGACTTTTGTAAAGCCTATTTCACTAACTGATTCTTTGTATTCTTGTTTAATGTCACCATTAAGAACTTTAATTTCATTGTTAGTATCTGGGTGTTCATAGTAGTCTAATACAAGACGACCCGTTTCATCAATGTAGTGATCACAAACTGTATCTACATAGTCAGGATGCCAAGGATTTTCTGGTTTATACTTTTCTACTAAGTAACGAGTAACCCAACGAGTTAAAGTCTTTTGGCGTGTAATAGGATGAGTAGATAACTGAATGTTAATAACGTTTTCAGCTTCAATTACTACTGGATACGGCTTAATCATAGCACGTTCTTCAGGAGTTAAATTGTCGTACTCTTGTTCGCTAACTTGAGGTCTATCTACGTAAACCCAAGCTCTTGATGTTTGAAGTTCTTCCCAAAGAGCATTATCAAGAAAGTTAAACAATGATCTACCGTCTAGCGTAAAATCATTTTTAAGCCATTGTTTAGCGTCATCTGGTAGTTCTTCAGGTAGCTTTAAATGAGAGTCTTTACGCAATAAAGCGCTAATAAGTACTTTACAGTATTGAGCAGTTAAGCCTGGAAGTTCTGACTCTGAACGATAAAAATCATATTGCTTTTGACTCATACTAGGAGAAAAAGGAATAAGAAGGTTTTTATATTCTGCTTCTAAATACTCATCGTGAGCTTTAACGTTATCTTGTCCTTGTAGAACCGCCCTTGACCGTTTCCAAAGTGGTTTCAAAGAATGATAACTTGCACTTGGATCGGCAACAGACTTTTTAACACTTTTAGTTGGTTTAGTTAACTGTGCCATTATTTATTTTCCTTTACCACTTTACTTTGTTCGCCCAATATGCGGCAGACATTTTGCCTTTGGCTATATTAGTAGCATGACGAGCTTTCCAAGCTAATCTACGTTTACGATAAGATTCTGATTCATTAGCCTTTTTAGGAGAACCTACGGCCCCTTGAGAACCAAATCTAATAGTTTTAATTTGATCACCAGACTTAGCCACAACAATATGAGATTTAGTTGGATGATTAGGAGTACGTTTAGGCTTATTAAAGCCAGAAACTCCAGCACGAGTAAGTCGTGAGTCTTTCTTTTGAGCCATAACGATTTCTTTCTATTAATAAAAACAATATACATTAAAATAAACTTTAAGGTATACTTTAAAGTATATTATAAATAACCCCAAGGGTTCTTCTTAAACGTCAGGTATTGTGAAGAAGCCCCGAAGGGCTTCCTCTGAATAGAGACTGTCAGATGTTTAATCTGTCTCTTTGTTATCTTTTATTCTTAAACGTCAGGTATTTACTTTTTGCCAAAAAACTTACTAACGCCTCGCATACCAATGCTAGCACTAACAATACCTCCAAGAGAATATTGATACCACGCTGGCATAGCTTCAAGGGCTGCAAAGCCTTGAGCAACAATAACATTACCCCAGTCACCACAAAAAGCTAAAATTAAAGGTATTGAAAATAATAAAGTTATCCACTCGTCTTTCCATGAGTTTTGAGTAGCTTTAATTGCTTCAATATCCCAATCAATTTCACCTGTAGCTTGTTTAACTTTAATTTCTGCATTGGCTTTTTGTACAGCTACTTTACCATCTACCCACGTAGACGCTAAGCTACCTACAGCACCTATAATTTGACCTATCATGAGGCTAACTCAAAGTGAGGTCCATCAATAAATGGACGTCTGTTTTGTGATCTTCGAGTATCAATGTAAGACATCATAGCAGCCTCTGCTGTACCTTTCCAATCACGGATATCAGGAATATGCCAAGCAGCCCCCCAACGTATTGGAACACCTTCTGCAATAGCAGCCTCTTTCATGGCGTCTGCAAGATCATCATAAACATTTAGCTCCCAACAACCTTTACCGTCTACATAGGCCATAAGGTCTACAGCGTTACCGTCAAGATGTTTTGATTTTAAAGTTTGAGACTTACCTGCCGCTACTAATTTCTTTTGTTCTTCAAGTGTCCTAAGCCCGTACACAACACCAAAGTCTACTTTAGTAATTTGAATAGCCTTATGCACTACGTTAACCAAGTTATGATTAACGCCTTCTAACTTGTCTAATGATCTTTTTGAGAGTTTAAAAGACATTTTATCTCCTATTTTGTTCCGAACTTACGGATGTAAGAGGGATCTTCATCGTAAGCTTCAGACCATTTGTTTTCTGTAAAAGTAGCAAAATCAATTAAGTCATTACTGTCTATAATTAATACTTCAATTTCTTGCTGCATAACTTTTACTTGTGATCCTAAGTCTTGAATTGTGTGGGCTTGCTTAGAAACCCACCATACTCCTGCTGCTAATTGAATAGCCATTGCAAATACTAGTGCAACAGGAAGTTTTAAATCATTCATATTATTTCTCTTTATGCTTTTCATTACCAAGCCATACAGCAAAGCAGCCTGTTAGTGCGCCCATGCACACTGAAACTAAGCCACTCTGTTGTACTGTAGGATCTGGCAATGACATATACCAATGTACTGATTGATAAGTTAAAACTGTAACAGCTAACATCATTAAACGAGGCATAATTTGCCACTGTAAAATTCTTTCCATTGCTATTGTCATTTATTACTCCATTTATCTATCATCTTCTCCGAATCAGGGATGACCTTGTTTAGGACATCCCCTAGGATCGGTGCTAACACGCTCATTAACTGTAGCATATTACTGTTCCTTATTTTTATTTATGCGAAATCTGCAATCAGGTATGTTCCTGGATTTGAGTGGTAATGCGGGTAAGCTGTACTGCTACCTCCCGCTTTGTGTTTATAGCGAGTGCAAGTTATTTTTAGGTTGTCTACACCGTTTATTCGCTCAATCTGAAAACGAGGAAAAAACCAAGTAGTACCACCTCCAAAAAGACGCTTTGCGCTTGAGCTAGTATCTCCACCAATATATGGATTTGAGACATTCTGTCGCAGAGGATAAAGCTTAGTAACATTGTTCTGAAGCACATCATCAATGTCTGATTGTGGGACATATATGTGGTCTTTGATACGCACAGCTTTCTCTACATAACGACTGTCATAGATTGTGTTGTTGCTACCGTCTTGTACCTTGATACCATAACTACCAGAGACTGCAGGAGGAGTAGTACCAACTACTTTATATTCTTGACCTTCTCCATCTTGCCACCAACCCTGACACCAAGCGGTAAGACCTTTGGCACTAGCATCGTGCCAGTTGAAGGGATTATAGACACTACCAAAGTGGTGAAGACCGTTGGGATTTATTTTGAAGAACACCTCATAGAAATTTGAGGGTGTAACTCCAATGGTGTTCGGAATAGCCTTGGGCATGTCATTACCGTAAACGGTGTCTAGACTTAGCCCACTCAGGTCAGTTGCGGTGCTCCACTGCATTAGATGACTGCGTTCCGGAGAACCATGACCGTTTACGCCAAGCGACCAGCTACCAAGGTCAACCCCCGCAAAAGTCTGATAGTAAACTCTTGGGCTGCCGTAAGGACTTGTATTACCAGAAACACCAAACTCGTGGTTGTCGTTGATACCTAACGCAATGGTCATCACGCACGTATAACGCCCATCGTGGTTCATGTGATTATACACATCAGTCCAGTTCATAGTTCCACTTGATTTCTCAAAGAACAAACCTGAGCTACGGAGAACATTCTCTCCGTAGTCATTGATAAATTCTACACCATAACTCATTACGCCCACTCCAAGAAAACTACTTCACTGTTTCCAAAGTCGTAGCTCGCCCTACTTGTAGAATAGTGTTCTGAGTTCATTGGACCTGGATGGGTAAAAGTCATTTGTTTAGTGCTGTTGTTCCAAGCAAGGGTAGGCGTCCACATAGCACCTGCGCCACCAAATCTACGAGGGCTGGTGTGGAAGTTGTGGTTTGCATTAGTTACGCTATCTAAAACATTTGGAGTAATTCCCAAGTGCTCATAGTCTTTAGTGCTCATGTGCGCTCTTACGTAGTAGCTACCTCGTGTGCTATCAAAGTTTGGTACCGAGAAAATGTAAGGGGTGTTTGTATGGGTAGTATAGAAGCTACCAGCGATACAAGCACTGTACGCCACATACTCTACGTGAATGACACGCATAGTAGTATCCGAATTGTCTAGAATAACTTGATTGTTTGAATTTTTTATTTCAAATCCGTAAGACATAATTATAATAATCCTATTGTTACACGGGCAACATTATTAGCATCAAAAACTTGTATTTTATTATCTTTTAAAACTAATCGTTCTCCTGTAGCAGCGCTACTAAGAGTACCAATAGTCATACCAAAAGTACTTATTTCTGTAGAATTTAATTTGTCAGAAGTAATAGTGCTTCCTTGAATTGCATCTGCAGTAACTGTTCCATTAACTAGTAAACTGCCATCAATAAATTCTGCTTGTTCTGTCCAACCATTATTTGCATTATTTCTTAAATAACCTACTGCTTCATCATTGCTGTTAACTACTATTAGCCTATCTGCTGCGGTAACAGAAAGACCAGTCGCCGTTGAAAAATAACTATTTAAAACTGTATTACTTAATCCAGTAACAGAGTTAGTATTTCCTGTTTCATATCTCCACCAACCAGCACCTCTAGCTCCATTAACTCCAGGATCACCTTTATTATTATTTAAAATAATATTTAAAGTTGCAGAACCAATAGAAGTGATATTATTATGTGAGTAAGTTACAAGAATAGTGGCATTTTGACCAGACACATTTTTTGAAGCTGAAAGCCTACTGACATTTAACTCATCAGAAATATCAGCATCTCTTGTGGTTAAAGTTCCCCAACTGTCTGCTGATCGTGCTAATCTATATCTTCGTTTTGCAACTGTAGTAGACCCTTGTCTAAACTCAAAATCAACATCAATATGATTTGCTGAGTAAGTACCTGCTTCTTGATCTTTAGTAATACTAAAAGTTGTTACCGGATCTGGATCTGCATAAATTGCATCAACACCATCTTCAACTGTAAAAGTATTAGTTGTACTATCATCGTAAGTAACAGTTACAGTAGTTCCTGATTTAGATACTGAAGCAATTCCATTACCATCATCACCATCAATACCATCATCAATTGTGCTAGTTGTACCATCATCATAAGTAATAGTAAGTTGATTACCAACTTTTGAAACATTACTTACTCCATTAACTGTAAAAGTATCAGTACTACTATCATCATAAGTAACAGTAACAGTTTGATTTGTTTTTGATACAGAAGAAATCCCTACACCATCAGCAATAATATTTAAAGGTGCAGAAGCAACAGATGTAACTCCACTATGAGAATAGGTAACAGTTAGTAAAGCAGAAGTTCCAGAGATAGAAATACTAGGAGTTAATCTACTTACATTTGTTTCATCAGCAATATCGCCGTCTCTAGTAGTTATAGTAGAATCCCAAGTATTACTAGATCTAGCAACTCTATACCTTCTTTTTGCTACTACGGTTCCGGCTTGATTAAAAGTAAAATCAACATCAATATGGTTTGCAGAATAGCTTCCTGATCCTGTTTTAGAAATATTTGAAACAGTAACATAATCAGGATCACCTTGAATAGAGTCTACACCATCTTCAACTGTAAAAGTATTAGTGGTACTATCATCATAAGTAACAGTTACAGTAGTGCCAGACTTAGTAACACTATTAATTCCATTGCCATCTGTGCCATCCGTAAGTGTACTAGTGCTTCCATCATCATAAGTAATAGTTAAAACACCATTTACTTTATTAACAGAGGCTACTCCGTTTACAATAAAGGTATCGGTAGTTCCATCAGTATAATTAATAGTAACATCATCACCTGATTTTGATATGCTCCCAATACTTATCCCTACAAACCTAGAAAAAGTAAGACCTGAACGGATTGGCAAAGTAGGTAAGTCACTATCATAATTTTTAAAGGCAACAAATTCATTAGAGCCTTTAGTATAACTTTGAGTATTAGTTGCTAAGTTATTATTATTAGCGTAAATAACAGCTACTTTTTCTACAGTTTTAAGTTGAATTGTTTTGTTTTCTACTATAACTCTTTCTGATAAAAGACCAGTAATATTTCTAGATCTAATTGAAAAATCATAAACTCCTGTTTTAAGTCCTGTTATATCAAAACTAGTATTAAATGTTTTACCTAATTCATAATAATTTAAACCATTATCTGGTGAAATTTCAATAATATACTCGTTTACTGAGGCATCATTTGCAGCTACCCAATTTAATTTTCCACTAGCTGTTCCTATATTGTTGCTTGAATCTAAAGTAAAAGTTCCTGAAGTTGGTGGCTCAACTTTAAAGTCAAAATTTGGTTTAACAATGTAGTCTAAATCATTCGGCACATTCCATGCTAGTACACTAAAGTCAAACTTATAAGCAGAAATTTCTACTGAAAAATCAGTATTAACTTTAATAGATTCTACTCGATATAACTCATTGGTTATGCTCATTGTAGGCATACTAACTTTAATTAAATCTCCAGGCTCTACAGTAAGTCCTTCTTTGTTAACACTAAAATTTAATGTATAAAGCGCTCTAGATTTTCTTACTTGTTGTTCTGCTAAAGCTTGTGCATGATACTTACTAGTAACTCCATCACCTTGTAAAGAAGTTGTTAAAGGTTGATTATTGTCTTCCGATAAATAAGTTTGATGAACGCTACTATTTGTAGGAGGCCAAGTAAAAGTATCATCTTTAAAGTTTTCAAACTCGTTATCAAAGCTAACTGTTACTTGATTAAATCTATCTTGAGCTTTTGGGAATACTAACTTAACAGATTCACGTACTATATTGTCTTCATTAAACGTATGAGTAACTAAAGCATCTTGTTGAGCTTGTGTTTGAGGATAAGACAAAATAAGTTTATACTTACCTTGAGGAGTCCAAACAAGATCAGACAATCCCATTGTATTAAGAATACGTTCAATATTATTTCGAATAGTTTCTTCAGTACTTAAAGTAATATTACACTCATAAAGAGGAATAGTATCTGTAGCCGGAGCAGTAGTTAAGGTATAACTTGCAGTAATATTCGGCGCAGAACCTGATTGAGTCTGAGTATATAGGTTATCATTAGTTTCATCATAATACAAATACCCAGCCATATAAGGCTCAATCTCTGTTGTAGGAAAATCAGCCTGAGAAGTATAAGAAAATATAGGTTTTACATCATTAACTTCACCACCAATAGTAGCGCCTGTTAAAACAGGAGTATCACAAATATCTGCTGCATTATAAAAAGATTCTAAATCTACATCATTAGCAGTTAACCCTCTACCGAAGTCATCATTTAATAAATAGTCTAACAAACATAAAGCGGGGTTATTAGAATAAGTATAACTAGAATTTAAAGAGTAAGTATAGTTGGGGCTTGATCCGCTACGAGTAATAGCTCTTACTTTACGACCTTTAACAATATAAGCCATAGAAGGGATACCACTATACTGTGGTTCATCTCTATTTAGTTTAAAAAAGTTATTAACGTAAGCACAACCTGTAAACTTATTAGTATTAGGAAATCCAAAAGCAGTAGCAGAAGCGTCTGCTGTTCCACCATCTTTGTGTATTAAAAATCTATGATTAAAAGAAGATTTGTTTTCTTTCATCTCTTTAGTGTAACCACGATAGTCAATTTCATTAACTAGAATATGTTTTACACTTTCAATTCCACCGTGGCATAAAGCTGTTTGAACACCAAGAAATTCATTTTTAGAACCTGATTGTGCTCCGCTTCCAAATTCAGTAAATAATACTTCATCAGCATTTTCAGTTACGCTTGGATAACTAGAGCTTACTTTATAACTACAATGAATACCCCCTAATCTTTGTTTTCCATAAACAACAGGCAAAGGTGCAGAAGTTCCAGAAACAGTAAACTTTTGGCCTTTACGGGCTTCCGCTGCTGCCTCCATTTTCTTTTTCATTTTTTCTTGTTGTTTTATTTGATATGCTGAAGAAACTAATGTAATAACAGCATAAACAATCATTTCACCCATTATACTTTACCCCACTTAAGATTAATTTCACTATCTTCATAAAGACTATCAAAAGAAGTATCTAAACTATCTAACTGATCCATCCCGTCTTTAGAAACCATTCTGACATTAATTTGATCCAAATCTGCCATAGGTGAAGTTCCCTCAATTAAAGCAAGTTTAGTATCCCAATTATTTTCAATAGAAGGTCCATCAACAAACCCTGAATACAAACTAATTATATCTTCCGTAGCGGTTAAAGGTTGATCAGTAGCAGGATCAATAATGCCAACTCTAACTTTTATAGGAGAACCAATAACTCCTGATTTAAAATGAGCAGCAAATTGATCTGAAATATCAGTAATAACTACTTTATAAGCTTCTCTGTCTAAAACAGAAGAAAAGTTAGGAGGTTCAAATTCAAACAAACCACCATCGGCTATGTAAGTATTACTATTCCAAGTAATATTTCTGTTATAACTTGTAAAGTAATAATTAGTAGATCCAAAAGTTAAGTCAATTAAAAAGAAATATTTAAATCGTTCTGCATTAATTGCAGTAGTAACTGCTGAACTAAACTCTCTCATTATATCGCCTCAATTAAATTAACTGTACCAATATTAGAGAGAATACCGTCTGTATAAGTAATTCCCATTTGATTGTCAATACTTTTAAAATAACTTATAACACAATTGTCACCTGTTTGTAAAGTATTAGAAATTGATACAGAATATAATAATTTAGGGTAAATATTTAAAGTTTGATTTAATGTGCCTGACAAGTTTAAATCAGAAGTAGTAATATAAATTTTAGGATGATTATTAAATTTTACAAAAGAACCTTTAGGTAAAGCTCCCGTTATATTAGCACTATTATCGATAATAATAGCAGAAGTTCCTGCAGACGCATTTCCGACAATATTTAAATTAAGATTAGTTAAAGTATTATTATTTCCTTCTTTAACTAACTGTGGCATAATCATTGTATCAGAGGTGTCAAAGTTAACTATAGTACTTAAAAATAATTCTGCTGCTTTATCTTGATCTGATAAAACATTAAAGCTTAATTCCCAACGTTGATGATCTTGAGAAGCTCTTTGAGTTTTTAATGAAACTGTTGTCATGTCAAAATGAGGTTCATTTGACGCTATTGTAATTGGTGCAAGTATTTCAGCACCTTGATAAAAATAAGTTTTTGCCATTTTTTATTTCCTTGGTCTAGCTAACTCTAAATGTCTTTCTAAAAATAGTATTTGTCTATTTTCACGAACACCTAGATTGTCTTCACGAGTAAGATGCCAAAAACCATCCCCCGCAATCATTGCCGACCCTTTCTCAAAAGCAATATCACCTAGCTTGGGTCTTCTACTAGGGATGTATTCATAGCCGCAATATTCGGCATAAGTTCTTAGTGTGTGTCCACTTTTTAATAACTGATGAAGCCATTCTCTTGATGACTTCCAACGAGTAGTAAATAAGTCTCTAGCTTTACTTTTACCTCTAAGTTCTAAGTCGTACTCAGCAAATAAAGCGAAACAGTCATTTACGCCTCTTGTATATTCTTCGCAAGCATTAGTTAACTGATTTATAGTATCAGTAGCCCGTTGCAAGGCTGTTAACATTTCTTCGTCTGTATAATACATCTTACTATCTCTCTGCTACAGAGTGCCACAGAGAGCAACGATAAGACTTATTGGATAATTACCCCCATACACAAGCCTTAACGCTACTCTCTGCGTCTCTTTTATAACTTCTCTTTAATAAACATTCTTACTAGATCTGCTACGATATCACTACGCACAATATCGTCTACTGTAAATTTAACTATTGGTAACGGTATACCGTTCTTTTTAATTAAAGCACAAAACCTTAATAAGTCTTGACCTTTTCGCACATCTGACTGTGCTGGGTCTCCCATAAGTACTAACTTAGAATTTTCCCCTAAACGAGTACTAATTGCTTTAAGCTCATCAATCGAAAGGTTTTGAGCCTCATCTACAAGTACTAAAGAGTTCTCGAAAGAACGTCCTCGTATTGTTTCAATAGGTTGAATTTCAATGTCACCTTTATTAATCATGTACTTATACTTTTCTTTACCGAAAGCCCGTTCAAATACTTCGAGCATAGGTAAAAGCCAAGGTGTCATTTTTTCTTGGATAGTTCCAGGGAAATGCCCTATGCTTTTACCTGTAGGTACGTTAGCACGAGTAATTACAATTTTCTCATAACCGCCTTTTTGGTAAAGATGTGCGACCGTTCCTGCGCTGCAGTAGGTTTTTCCGGTTCCAGCGCAACCAATAGTAACAGTAATAGGATAGACTTTAATAGAGCGAATGAGTTTATCTTGCTTTTCATTCTTTGGTATAACATGAAATCCTATCCTGTGTATATTATTTTTAGTAGCATAACGAGATTTTCTTTTGCTCATTAAGAGTCCTTTATTCTTGTGGTTCTTCCTCAAGTGACTTTGTAAGCATATCAACAAAAGCTTGTTTACCAACTTGTAATTGGTCTAAATTAAACTGAGCTGATCCAATTTTACGATCTAAGTCAGCCACATGGTTAATCATAACCTTTTGTTGATCTGTTAGTTGGTCTTCAGTGTATTCTTTGTCGTTGATGACAATGGTTTTTGTTTGTTTCTCTGCCATTGTTTTTCTCCTTTATTATTATTTACTTATTACCAAGGCACTCCCGCCTCAGTAGTTGGATTAGCTATCGCATCAATCTTAGAAGCAATAGCAGCTTCAGTATCAGCTTTCCATGTTTCACTTTGACCCCATACCCAACCAAGTACATTTGCCTCAGTTAAGCTATCATAGGCTACAAAGCCATCTGCTAATGCATCAGGTGTAAAACCTGCTGTACCATAAGAAGATGCACTATTGTCACCTTCTACGCCTGTGCAACGCCAGTGTACTACTGTCACACCACCGTCTGCTAAGTTACGTTCTACTGTTGGAACTGTCCAAGTGTAAGTTACAGCCATGTTATACCTCCTGTGCTGCTAAGTGTGCCGCATAAGCTGTCTTAACGGCTGATGTATGTACTGCTGCACAAATGGCTTGTACTTCAGTGCTTTCGTTTGCAAGATCATCTGCTGAGATGTCTGGTGCAACGACATGGCGTGAGAAGGATCGGCTGATTTCTGTGCCGTCACGCTTGATGACCGTGGCTGTACGCACTTGGATGTGCTTAAAGTCGCCTACGATCTCTATTTTGTCTTGTACTGTTTCTTCTGTTAGTGCCATCGTTTTTCTCCTTTGATGGTTGGACTGTCCGACCCAAAGCTATGCAGTGGGTTATTATGATGAAACGGTGTACATACCAGAGCCGTAAACTGAAAGATTGTTATTTGTGGTAAAGTCAGAGACGGAGTAACCGGCGGTGTTACCAGCTCCCTGTACAACACAATATATCTTGTTGTCGTTGTTTCTAAAGTAACCCGCAAGAACTCTACCCGTAGATATATTTGTGTTAACAATGTAGTTGAATTGAAACGAATTACCCTCAGAAATTGGTACGTTACTACTGTTGTTATAGGGCAAACCTGATATATTCATATTACCGCTGCCACCACTTGCTGTAAGAACTTTTATGTAAAGATACACATACACCGTATTGCCAATTTTTGTATACCTCCCAAACCTTTGATCATAACTTATGGTGGGGTCTGTAGTCGTTGCTACAAAACTAGGCGTCCAAGTCCCCTCCTCATAGTCATCCAGCTTATTAGCCGACCCAGTGCCGCCAAGGTAGACACCGCCAGAGAGGTAGAGGTCTTGGAAGCGGGCAGTTGCATCACCAATATCCAATGCTCCATCCGTAGAATTTCCAGAGGCATTTACAGGATAAAGGTTGTCTCCACCAATACCCAAACCAACCCCAGATGCAGCAGACATATACAGGTTTGCACCTGAAGCGACACTCCCAATACTCCCCACAGTGGTGCCGTCTTTGGCTATGTTAATTGTATTCCCGTCTGTCCCGTTACGACCAACGTAAAGCACACTACTGCTATCAGCACTTGGGTATGTTTTGGAAAGGAAACCCCATCCATCCGCACCCAACACAGCACCGTCATTAGTGTCACCAATTCCAGGCGTTGAGTTCGTAGTTCCCACCAGCAAGTTACCGCTGCTGTCGATGCGCATGGCTTCTGAGCCGCCAGTGGAAAAACCTAGATGGTCGGCTGCAGGTCTATACATACCAGTGTTGGGGTCACTATAAAACGTATGCGTTGGGGCTGCTTCTGTACCGTTTTGAGTTCCCACACCGCCTGCAATAGATAACTTAGTGCTGCCGCCAGTCGAGCCAATATCTACATTACCGCTGCTGTCGATGCGCATACGTTCTGATGGAACAAAAGCAGCATCAGCAGTTTTAGATGCAGCGGCATCAACAAAGAATTGTATTAAACCGCTAGTTGAATCGCCTGTGCCACTAATTTCTATTCCAGCAGCACCAAAAGTTGCGGTGGTAGATGTCTTATAGGCGTTGGCAGTAGTATCTCCATAATAGTTAGAAGTTAGATTAAGTGAACCTTCACTATAACTCCCAAATATGTTGTTGTATTTAGCAAACGTAAGCGATCTGCCTGATGATGGTGCGCCTAGATCAAGAACGCCTTGAGGCGAACTCGTCCCAATCCCAACATTACCGCTGCTGTCGATGCGCATACGTTCATTTCCACCATTGGTGTTAAACGAAAGTGCGTCACCGCCTGCTGCTTGCAGTGTAACTACGTTTGCGCTGTCATTTGTGATATACAGGTTGCCATCATTACCACCGACAAATCTTGCCATAGATGTGCCAGAGGTATTAACGTGTAAGGGAACACTAGGCGAACTCGTCCCAATGCCTACGTTACCATCGTTCTGGAATGTAACTAATGCACCTGCTCCATAAGTAATCTTTAAGTCATTGCTATCAGCATGAATACCGTATTTAGAAGCTTGCCCTGTATCATTTATTACAATACCGGGTGAAGTTGCACCACTAATTTCTAAAGCTGTATCAGAGCCATAATCAGGGTTAGGCGAACTCGTCCCAATCCCAACATTACCGCCACCAAGTAAAATATCAGGATTTGTAGTTGAATTTCCTAACTGAACACTCTCAGAAGAGTTAGTAGTTACAATTTTAAAATAACTATTTCCACCTTGTTGAATGGTCACTGGGCCAGAATTATTATCTTCAATTTCCACAGTCAGCCCATCGCTGGTCAAAGTACCCGTGACATTGACCCCAGAAGTCGTTGTAATTATTTTTTCAGCGTTATCGAAATAAAGCGCAACGCCCGCATCAGGTTCTGCTAAGATCATTCGCTCTGTGTTACCTGAGTTTCTCAACTCAAAGTTGGCAGCAACAATACGCATATTGCCTTGGCCCACATCGCTAATATAACTATGCGACCCATCATGGTAAATCTGTAGGTCAGACCCAGCGCCAAACACAGCCTTGTCATTATCACCAAAAGTCATATCACCAGAGGTTACAAAGCTAGTACCTGTAATAGTTGTACCTGTAATTGCTGCTGCAGTAGTTGCACCAATAATTGTACCATCAATGTTACCACCGTTAATGTCAGCAG